AGTTAGATAGGTTATCCCTATTCTTATGTGTTTAGGATGTTATCCACACGCATAATTCTGTAGTACTGGTTCTGACGAGCAGTACCTAGGCCGTTAGATGATCCAGGTGTGAATGGGTTTGATGCAAGACCGTATCGTGTCTTGAAACCAATTTTTGGCTGGAATGTATCTTCAGCAACTGCACGCATCATTGTTAATGGTACGTATGGGCAGTAGAAAAGACCGGCGTCGTATGCGTTTGCGCCCTTATAGCCAACAGTGATATAGTCAACTGTTGCATATGGGTCAATATACACTTTCATGCGACCGTTCAGAGTACCAGCAAATGTGTTACCTGTGTCGTCTACATTCAATGTGTTTGAAGCAAGTACTTGTGAGTAGTCTAACATACCTGTTGATGCTAGAGCAGAAGCAACGTCAGATGAACATACCATCACGTTACCTTTACCTCTACGAGTATCTTTTGCGATTTGGTTAGCTTCACGATCGATTTGGATGCCGAGACCTTTGAATTTCTCTGCAGACCAACGACCATCAACATCAGCATTAAGGTCGATTAAACCTTTCTTAGTGATCTGAGCTGATTGAGCACCAGGCTTAGCGTGAGCGTTGATCACACGAATGATTTCGCGGTTGATCTCAGCAAGAATCTCAGTTGACAAGATGTTTGCCAATTCTGATTCTGCGTCTAAACCGTGGATCGCTTTAAGATCCTGAGCCAACTCTAATGAGTACTCAGCTTTTAGAGCACGTGACTTTGCAGTCACAGTTTGACGCTCAATGCTGAATGCCATTTCTGCGAAGTCTGTTGAACCTGATGATCCAAGAGCTTCAGCAGAGTCTGTTGCCATACCAGAACCGTGGTTTGGTTGAGGCATAGCAGAGTCACCACCGTAACTAAGTAAACCTGAACCGTCAGCACCATCAGCAACGTTATTTGCTGGAGTTGCTTGAGTACCAGAGAACTGTGTATCAGCTTCGCTGAATAGAGCCTCTGAACCACCTTGTGATGTGTACTTTGACTTCATTGCAAAGATAAGACCTGTTGGGCCATTCATAGGCTGTACAGATGCTAGATCGTGAGCAATTAGGTTTGGAGCAGCACGACGTACTAGGCTGATCAATACTGGATCCCAGTTATTGATTGAAGCGCCAGTTGCGTTTGTTGGTGCAGCTTCGTTTAATTGAGCGCGCTCTTCAGTAAGAGCTCTCTCAGTATTTTCCAACAGAGCAGCAGTTACTTGCTTTCTGTGGTTGTCTTTAATGGTGCCAGCTGTGTCTTCGTTAAGAACAGGGCCCCATTTTTCGACCAAGTTAGAATAAGATTCCATCTCTTGGATCTCCCTTATTTAGATTGTTTTCTGATTGCTGACAAATATGTCGCCATTGTATCAGAAACTTCTTGTGTATCAGCTTCTGCATCAACGTCTGTTTCTTCAGCAATGGTTGATTCCACAGCTGGCGCTGCAAAATGTGCTTCTTTGACGGTAGCCACTTTCTTAGCGAAAGTTTCTTCGTCTTCGAAATCGATAGATTCGACAAGACCTGCAAGCTTCTCAGCTTGTGTATCAGGAAGATCTTTAGCCGCTTCAGCTACAATAGCTGCACGTGTAAAATCTTCAATTGCCTTGGCTTGTTCTAGCGCTTCTTCAGTACGAGCGTTAAGAGCTTCTTCGAGTTCTTCGACTTGCTCAGATAGTTCGTCGACTAGGTCGATTTTGCTTTCTGGCACTTCGATGTAAGACTCTGTGAATACATCTTTTAGCTTGTTCATGAAAGTTTCAGCGATTTCAGTACGTAAGCCAGTTTGAACTGCCAGCTTGTTGTCTTCCATCCACTGCTCAACTACGTAGTTTAGGTATGAATCTACTTTTTCTACGAGGTCAGATTTTGTTGTTGCAATTTCCTCAGCAAGCTCGTTAGCATAGTTTTCTTCGAGTGTTTCGATTTCTTCTGCTAATTTTGCTTTCATTGCTGATTCAAAGATGATTGTAGTTTTCTCTTTGAACTCTTCTGATAGAGTTGCTTCAGATTCAACTAATGCATCGAGTTCACCTTGATAGTCATAAGCAACTTCTGGGTTTTCCATAATTGCTTCATCGTCTACTTCGATGTCCTCAGTTTTCATCAAGTTGCCATAAGCTGCTGTTAATTGTTTTTTATTCATTTTTGCAGCTGAGGCATACATTGCTTGCAACATACCTGCTTTTGTTTTCGGCATCGGCACGTGTACGCCCTGCTTAGGTGCTGGCTCTGGAGCCTTTGCTGTTTTACCAGCTGCGCCTTTAACAGATGCGACAGATGCGTCTTCCGCATTTTTTGGGTCGTGAGCTTCTTCCACAACGTCCTCGTCATGGAGATCTGCTTCTGTGACCTGATTTTCTAGATCAGACATGCTATTCTCCTTACATGCTCTTTTGTTTGAGTAACGAGAGGAAATTCTTATACTCACGGACCTGTGTCTCATAGAGATCAGTACGTGGAGCTTGTTTAATTTCAGTCTCCATTTCTTCAATTGCCCTGGCTTCGATAATGCCGTTATTCCATACCCAGTCTACACCTTCCATAATTCCATTAACGAAAGCATTCGGTGCTGATGGATCTTGTACGATATCAACCGTATTAAGAATAAAGTCGTCTTTGACGACCGCTGTACCATTACGTTGCTCAAGACTTCCCATACCACGAGTTGACACGCCTAATTGAACACCGCCCTCAAGCAAACCTTTTACGATCTGTCCCATAGGAGTATCCAGTACTTGTGCCTTACCCATCACATTATTACCTTCAAAGTTGAGATCGGTAATTAGATGGGATACCTTATCTAAATTAACTGTTGGGCCTTCCGGATGGTTTAGCTCTCCAACAGCTCGTTTAGTTTTAACTTGATCAGTGACATATTTGTCAACTGCTTTTTCTAATATCGCTTTAGGATAAATTCGTCCATTACGGTTCTTTGATTCGGCCATAGCAAAAACACCCTCGATGAGATATTTCTTCGAGCCGTCTTCTTTTTTCTCCACGATGCATTGAACATCGCTTTCGTTATATTCCGTAATAAGTTTCATTTATCTTAAACCTGTGATAATTATGTTACACTTATTTATAACAAATTAATCTTCTACTTCCATTTCCTCTTCATCAGTATCAGAAGTGTATTCTTCTCCACCATCGTCGAGGTCGTCTTCGTATTCTTCTTCATCACCATCTTCAAGATCTAGTTCGTATTGATCTTCATCTGGTTCTTCACCGTTATAAACTTGTTGTGCTAATGCTACTTTCTCAGCATCAAGAGCATCATTAAGTTTATCACCTAATAAATCATTGAATGTTGTTTGTGCTCCTGCAAAATTCTTTGACAATATATCGTCAACAAATGTTTGCATAGGGTTAACCTCAACTTCAGGTTCCATTACTTCGGCTTCATCGCTCATTATCATCTCCTTGATTCTCTGGTTCTTCGTTATCTACTTCACCAGAGTCTGTTTCACCTTTAATTTCTTTATTGATTCTTTCTATGTCATCGTCATCTAACATAAGAATATTCTTCTGGGCCCATTCTTTAGAATAGTATTCTCCAATATAGTTCTGAGCCAAATCCATAGTTTGTAATCTTTCACGGATTAGTTCAGCATCTCTTAGTTCAGCAAAATGATTGTCGTGTGCAAATTCTACAACTAAATCATTTTCCCATTCTTTCCAATCTTCTTCAGCGATTACGCCTTTTAATATAAGCTGCTTACGAAGAACATCCAGGAATAGAGCTGAGAATCTACGCCGTAGCCGTTCAATAAACTTTTGGAATTTTAGTTCATCTCTATTAATCTCTGTCGATCTACCAAGTATATTCGCTGATTGATCTTGCTCAAGACGAGATATAGGTACATTAAGAGATTTATATAATCTTTTCTGAAAATATATAATATCATCTATTTGTCCAAGGTTCTCACCACCTGGCAATGTACTAATCTCAGTTCCTCTGCCACCTTCTTTTCGTGGTAACCAAAAATCTTCAAGCATTGACATATGCTTACGATCATCTTTTAATCTACCAGTTGTGGCATCATATACTAATTTATTTCTGTATTGAGTCATGATTTTCTTCATGTACTCTTCAGC